TATGTTTTTCTACTTTTTCTTTTAAACCTTTTTCTACTGCTTCTGATACTGCTCTCTCTTTAGTATCTTCTACTTGTCTAACATCAATTTTTCCACCCATACCTGAATGATTTACGCAATAATAATATAGATCAGGAGTATCTTCTTGTATCTCAATACTTATAGATGCACCTTCCTCACCTGCTTTACCATTTATCGTTACACCAGTTTGATATGCAATACCATCATTATGAGTACCATCTTCAGTTATTGAAAATCTTAAAGCGTGTGTTTTATTAGATGCATCAGATATATCAAATATATATGTGTTTCCTTGTAACATTACTAGACTTGGTGATAATTCTCCATCTAAATAAAATTTGTTACCCTCGCCATATTTATTCTCACCCTTTTTAATTATTACTTCATAATCGATTGTTTCTTGTCTTGTTTCCATATTCCTATCATGTTGAGCCTGACTTGCTGAACCAGATTCTTTTTCTTCTCTATATTTTATAGCTTCAAGCACAACATCTTTCATTCTTTGTTCGCCTAAATTTCCTATCACTCCCCACTTCATTTGAGCTATTACTCCTGCAATATTAGATGGTCTACCTGCTTTGTCACCTGACTTAAATTGTGAACCATCATCAAAATGTCTTGCAGCCCAAGCTTCTCTTTCCTTTATCCACTTAATAACACCATCAGTCTCTTCACCCGCTCTTGCCTTAGTCCATAAATTAAATGCTTCATTACCTCTAATGTTTCCACCAGCTTTGTAAATATCATTATCATTTTCTTTAACACCAGCTATAAAATCATAATCAAATTGTGGATATTGTGAATTTCTTAGTGATATTTTTTTATCATCACCTTGCGTTGGAAAGTTAGTCGCCATCTTCTTCGCCACCTTGTATGTTAGCTTCAACTGGTAGCTTAGTTCCAAATGGTTGATAAGCTATTTCAATACCATATTGTTTTGCTAGTTCTACTTCTTTTTGATGTTGTTCAAATAGTTCTTCTACATCTCTTCCATAAGCAGCACTTATATCAGCATAAGTTACAGTTCCATTTTGTAAACCTAATATGTTTGATTGCATTTCTTTCAATGGGTCAATCCATGCAAAACTTCTAGGTATATAACTTATAGCTCTAGCAAACTTGTCATACTTTGCTATTGGTAAGTTGATATAACCTGTTGAGATAGCCATTTCTAACCATGACTTAAATATAGGGTTTATAAAATGCTCTATTACAAACTGTTGATACATTTGATACATACTTCTATCTTCTAATGCACCTTGCCTGATACTTGAATAATTTACAGAAGTTAAATCATTACTTAGTGCGTGATAAGAAATATTAAGACCTGAAGCAATACTTCTTAATACACTTGTTGTAAAGGGTTCAAATGCTGATGTGGGATGCGTTGGGTCAAAACTTTCAAATGACATACCTGCTGGTAATTGCTCAAAAACTCCTGCTTGTGCGTTCATTGTAGGATTAAATGTATCTTCCATTTGACCATCGCCAATGTAGCCATCTCCATCAGGACTTGTTATAAAACCCATTTTAGAAGCACCGACTCTAGCTGCTACTATTTCTGCTTCATAATAACCATTAAGCATTTTCATATTAGCTATGATAGGTGAAATAAATGATACTCCTCTTGTTTGTTCTGCTCTTTGTGGTAAGTAAGCGTGTATTATTTCATCTGCTGGAACCCTTATGTATTCCTGTTGTGGTTTTGGATAAGTGTTATCGTATGGATGTTTTTTAAACAAATGATAAGCAACTGGTTTACCACCTCTATCTAACTCAACACCCATCTTAATACTATTACCATTTTTAAGCATAGTTGAATTTTTGTTTTCATCTAAATGGTCTGCTTCAATAAAGGTAATTCTAAAACCAAATGGAGAATTGCTATCTTTTACCTTTCTTACTAAGACCTCACCATCCCTACATAAAGTTTCAATAAATATTTTTTGACAATCTAAAAATGTAAGTCTTTCATTAACAGTACAGTTTCCAAGTTGACCCCACTCTCTCCAAGCTCTTTCAATGAGTAGGTTAGCTCCAATGTCTAATGATTGGTCATCATTTCGAGCCTTAGAGCTAACTCTTACACCCTGCTTTCCGACCACATTAGATACCATCAGGTTTAAGTATCTTGCGATAAATGGGTCGTTTCTTGCTAAATCTCGACTTCTATCTCTTAAAAGTCTTATATTATCTTTTATTTCAGCATCAGCAGAGGTAGAGCTAGTAATAAAATCAGCAAATAATCTACCTGTATTTGCACCTGTATAACTTCTTTTGAATTTTCTTTTAGGTTTTTTATTTCCACCAAATATGTTGTTATACCAAGCCATTATGAGTAATCAGTTACATTAATTGTTTCAGTTGACCCAAAGTTTACCTTTACAGTATTCCCTGAACCTTGTTTATTTCTTATTCTTGCTAATTTAATTTCTTTTAAATATTCAGCTTTGTACCTATCTCTAAATGTTAAAAGCTCGTCTATTGACATTCTTGATAAAGACCTACCAGCAATAGACATAGAAGATTGGTCTATTGAAGCTCTATTTTCAATAACTGCTTCTATTGCATCTAAAACTATTTTTGCGTGACTTCTTAAATCAGCGTTTGTGTTAGCTAGATTTTCTGTAATAGTTGTTCTTCCTGAATCAACCATTACCCTATTAGAATCAGAAGATTGTGTTATGTATGCTTCCCAAATATAATCACCTATCGTATAACTGGTGGTGCTAGAAGATGCAGCTTCTATATAATAGGTATCATCAGCTTCAGTAGCAGTTAGGGTGAATTTTTTTGAGCCACCTCCACCAGCATCTAAATGAAACTCATAAGTTAATGCGTAAGAACTTACTGGATAATCACTTGCTAAGTCGTCTCTTCTCCATGCCCAATAATCTCCAAGCACAAGCTTACTAGGTTCTTTAGTAGTGTAATTTGCTCTATCAAATGCGTTAGACAAGTAAAAACCTCTC